GCTGGCTATGGCTATGGCTATTGTGCTGGCTATGGCGCTGGGTAATATGACAGCCACACAATTCAAAGCACGGCGGCATCGGTTAAAGTTGAGCCAAGAAGAATTGGGGCTCGCGCTCAACCTGACGCGCATGTCGATCTGGCGCATCGAAGCCGGACGGCAGCGAATTACCGATTGGACAGCGGTCAAGTTGGGCTCGTTGATCCTCGCTAAGAAGCTCAGTGATCAACGAACAGGGAGGGTTCGCAATGAAAATTAGTAAGCGGGCGTTAACGGCACGCGAGCGTGCAGTGCTGCAAGGGATTTGGGACGGCAAGAGCGTGAAGGAGGTTGCAGCGGATCTCAACTTAGAACGTTGCACCATTAAGAATCGGTTGAGCTCCGTGTATTTAAAGTTGGGCGTAAGCGGGCAAGTGCTTGCGATTCGGCGCGGGTTGGAGTTGGGGTTGCTGACGGTCCGAGTTGAGCCGCACGACAACGACACAGGCTACTAATGACGAGAGGAGGCGATGACATGAATCGATACACCGATAACCGGCATCGAAAGTTCTGGCGAGCCGAGCGGCCCCAGTATTTTCCGTCTACGCTTGATCGCGTCGGGGAGGAAGATGGACTCGCGCCTGCGCGTGGCATCGGTGTGGCGGTCATGGTGTCGCTGATGGTGTGGGTGGGGATTCTCGTTGCGGCGTGGCTGATGGGATTGTTTAATTAAGGAGGTGTTATGAGACGACTGGTTGAAGAGACGACCGGGGAGGGGTTGCAAAAACTTATGGGGCAGCGCGTGACGCTGTTTTGCGGCAATTATATTTATACGGGTAAGTTGGTTGGGGTAGACGAATCATGCGTGTTACTCACAGATCCAGCGGTGGTCTATGAGACAGGTCCATTTACTGAGCCGAGCTGGAAAGATGCTCAACCATTACCGGGCCCGTGGTACATCACGACTCGGTGGATTGAGAGTTTCGGGGTTTTGAAATGACGTATCGAAGAGCAAAATATCGGAGCGGCAGTAGGGGCTGGAGTGGGAGCGGCAGCGGGAGTATGGGCTGGAACTGGAGCAGGAGCGGCAGTAGGGGCTGGAGTGGGAGCAAGAGTAGGAGTAGGAGCTGGAGTGGGAGCTGGAGCTGGAGTGGGAGCTGGTAATTAACTCACGCAACTCGTTGATGGCGTAACGAAAAGGGGGGATGGCTATGAACCAATTTGACCTACTCAGAGTCAACGAGATGAATGTAGCGCGGCATCAACACAATGAGATGTATCACCATGTGGGGCTGGATGCGCCGGACGAGTCCACGCCGCCGTCAGAGGAGATTGTGCCGACACATGACCTGTCCTACGATCCGGCAGAGGATGCATTAATCACGGACGAGGACCGCCGCAACAATGCAGGGTGATCCGTGAAGGGCACGGGCCTCAAACGAGGTGACACACGAAGACGCTACCTACGGCGAGCATAAGCCCACCTGGCTGCTCACGTGAGAACGGTGTGCGACCCGTGCCCACATTGGAGGAGGCGATAGATGACGCCTGAAGATTTCTCACGAAAAATTGACAACTTAAGCCGGTTTCTGACATACCCAGAGTTAGACGATTTACACGCATTAGTTGACCATGACCAAGAGCAGCGTGAGGAGATTGCCTCTAGTCAGCACTGCTACAACTTACTGGAGGAGCGGCGGACGCAACTCCAAGCCGCCCTCGCCGAGAAGGATCGGGAGATTACCAATTTGCGTAAGTGTCAATGTGAGGGTTGCGATTAACAAGGAGGTTCATATCATGCAAAGTTTTGGCTGGGCGCTTGAACAGTTGAAAGCGGGAGAGCGGGTATGTCGTAGTGGATGGAACGGGAAGGGGATGTTCTTGTTTCTCGTTCCAGGAAGTGTCTTTAAGGTTAACAGGCCTCCACTCCTCGGCATCTACCCAGAAGGGACTGAGATTCGGTATCACGCACACATCGACATGAAGACGGCCACAGGAGACATTGTGCCGTGGCTTTGCAGTCAGACCGATGCGCTTGCGGAAGATTGGGATTTAGCAGCCGAGTAGAATCAGGCAGCGGTGATTACATGAAGATCGTCTGTATGCACTGGATGTTTGTGTCATGACTACCAGGTCACTTTTGGCTCTCAGGTGACAGAGTATTGCGTAGAATGTGGTTGCCCAAAAACAAAGGAAGAGTTCATGCGGCAATATCTTAAACAAGGGACGGTTGGGAAATAAAAATACAAGGATGATGCGATGTGGGGAGCGTGGTGAGAGTCACGCGGGAAATGGGAGGGCATGATGACACACGACGAACGAGAGAAACTGAGCCGAACGCAAGAATCACTGGCTGGTCTCCATAGGCAATTGCAGGAAGCAAACCGGGACACGCGGACAGCTCGCATGAGGCTGGCTTGGGCCTTGGCTGGGATAATGGTCTGTTTGTTGGTAATGGGTCTGTACTGGCCAGTGCAGCGGGAGTGCGCCACGGTGGAGGCGATGAGCCAGGAGCGGATGGGTGATCTGGAGGCCATGCGAGCAGGTGTGGGATGGTATCGAGGGCAGGTCTCATATTGGGAGGGGCAGGCGGCTCGACGAGTCGCCGCTGAGCGAGAGTTGGCTGAGGTGTTGGCGTCGAGGGTCAAGTGGCACACAGCGGGGATCGGGCCGCTCGATCTCCCTCCGCTCCGGCTCGATTCGCCAGCCGTGACGAAACGATTGATTGCCTACGAGGGTGAGCTGGCGCTGAAAGAGGAAACGCTGGTGGAGCCGGTGTCGATCAGTCAACAGGTGATCCGAGCGCTTGGTAGTGAGGCCATGAAGGCCATGCGGCTGATGGTGAGGCCATGACATGGCTCTCGTTTGGGCTTGGGGTGCTGGTGGGAGCAGCGGCGATGTTTATGGTGTTGCTCTGGGCCGCACATGAGTTTGTGAGTCCATGGGGAGGGCGGGACTGAAAAATATATTTGCAGCCCCCTTGACAATGCTACCGATAGTAGCATATACTCGCATCATGATTATTGAGCAATTACAGAGCCAGCCGATCCGGAGCACGGCGTATTGCACCGGCGTGATCCCGGCCACGAGCGCCGAGAGCAATAAGGAGGGCCGCATGCGTAGCACAATCATCATCAGCAAGCGCGGCGCTGGGTACATCTCCACCGTGCGAGGCAAGTTTGGCGGAGGACATTCAGGCGCTCGCGCCGGACTTACTCCATACGATGCAGCGGCCACCGCAGCTCGCTACATGATCGAGTACGCGCAGAGCAATCCTGATGGCGGCGACCTCATGGCGCCACCCGAGGTGCTTGAGCATGTGCCTCCGCATCTGCGATCTATCCAACCAAAGAGCAACAATGGATAATGCCCAACTCAAATCCATCCGTGCTCAACTCGGCTGGTCGCAGGCTAGACTTGCCGAGGAGCTCGGCGTGGCCCGCAACACCGTCACCCGCTGGGAGATGGGGATGCATCCTATCCCGATCATGGCAGCGAGGTTGGTTGAGACAATAAAAAAGAAAACCGTGTGAGATTGGAGGCAAGCATGCAACGACTACTCATAGCGATCGTGGTAGCTGGATTATTCGGCTGTAGTGGGGGTGGCGGTGAGGTCGAGCCGGTCGTGCGCTCGCTCGATCCGCCTCCTGCGGAGACCCCCGAGCAACCGACACCACCGCCGCAGACGGTGACGATCGGCGACGCATGGAGATCGGCCACCGTCCCGGCTGGGATTTGGCAGGGGCTCACGCAAGCGGAGCAGCGCAATGTCGTGGGGGTGGTGTTCCCAAACGGGCAGGCGTGGTTTCTCTATAGTGTGATCGGCGCACCAGAGCGGGCGGGTGGGGTGATTCGTGGGACAATCACCACCACCGGATCCGCCTGGTCGATGCAGGGCGCGACGATGGACGATGCGACCTACGGCGCACGGGCGACGATCAATGCCAATGGCACGTGGGTGCCGCAACAGTCTCTCACGGGGCAGACAGTGGTGGTGGCGGTGCCGCCAGATCATGAGCGGTTTCCTCTATACACGGAAGATGCCGTGACGCTGACGTATCGGTCTCAGTCCAACGTGCCGTTTGATCTGACGCGAGATAAGGGGATCTACGCCGGATTGATCTACCCCACGGAAGAGGTCCTGTTCGAACTGCGGGAGGATGGCTCGATCAGTGGGTTGACGAGCACCGGGTGTGAGTTCAGCGGCTCAGCAGTGCCTGATGGGCCAGTCGCAAAAGGCAGTGTGACGTTTCACGGGTTTCCTTGCACGAATCGCAACGATACTGTCAAGGGCTTGATTGGGGTGGATCGGCAATCGGGGACGCTCTACGCGGCAGGGTTCAACGCATCGCTGGATCGGTCGTTGGTCTTTATTGGGCGGCGATAACAAAAGGATGAGGTGGGAGTCGTGAAGAAGTTAAGCCTGAAGCAAGAGCGGTTCTGTCTTGAAATGGTGAAGCCAAAGGCCACGCAGTACAAGGCCTATCTGGTCGCCTATAATGCCGCTCACATGAAGCGAGGGACCATTGACACCGAAGCCTGGAAGCTCATGCAAAAGCCAGAGATAACCAAGAGAATTCAAGAGCTTATGATTAAAGCTCAGCAGAAAGCATTGCTCACCAGGGAAGAATGGATCCGTGATGCCGAGAAGTTGTACCGTGCTGATCCTCGCAAGCTGTTTGATCAGTTTGGGAATACGGTGCCGATTCCAGAACTCGGCGACAATGAGGCCACGCTGTTAGAGGGGTTTAAGTTCAAGGAAGATTTCTTGGGCGTGAAGGACAAGAGTGGCGGGAAAGAGCAGGCGGTGGCATCAGGCTATACGCAGGATTATAAGATTACTAGCTACAAAGACAGGCACGCGTACATGGGGAAGGCCATGGGGTGGTTTAATGAGGAAGAGCAGGACGGGCCACAGAAGATCTTTATCAGAAGGTGGGTCAACGTTAGAATCGAAGGAGGCCAACATGAGAGGGATACTACTCGCCGTGCTCCTCGTGTCGTCGCCAGTGGGAGCGGAGACGATGACGGAGGAGTACAATCGATTGATGCAGGGCATGATTCAGGCGGTCGAGAAATCACGACTCGAACAGCAGCAACAGGCTGCCCAGACGCCAGCATGGATGCAGTGGAGGTTGCAGCAACCGCTGATGCCAGGAGCGGTGCCATTGTACGGAGGAAGATTACCGTATGAGTCACTACCGCAATACGGCGCTGATCCGTTCAGCGGATGGCCAACCATGCGCCAACCGGAGGTGTGGGGCTACTGGGACTACCGTCGCAGCCCATATTAATAGTGTGGCACATGGGAAAGGGGTCGGCCTCAAAGCTCCGGATTACTACACGGCTCATTTGTGCGAGGTGTGCCATGCGCTGGTTGATGGGCGATTAGGGAGACTGACGAAGGAAGAGAAGAGAGAACTATGGGTGGACGCGTATCTTGTGACGGTTGAGCGATGGTTTCAGCAAGGTATTCTGCATGCCGGACCTGATTTACCCTCCTGAACCCTGGCACCCTCGCCCCGACCAGATGCAGCTCTGGTTAGATCTCCAGGATGGGATAGAGAACATCCTCGCCATTACGCATCGGCAGTACGGGAAAGATGAGCTGTTCCAGCATGCGACAGGGATGAATGCGCTGGGTCGTCCGGCGAATTACATCTATTGCCTGCCAAAGACAGTGGACGTTAGAAAGAACATGTGGGAGGCAGTCAACCCGCGAACAGGAATCAGCCGTATTGATGAGTGCTACCCGGAGAATATACGCATCGGTAAGCTTGAGCGGGATATGATCATCCGGATGCCGTATGAGAAGGGTGAGGGGAAATTCTCGAACATCATGTACACCGGCTCAGACAACCACAGTGGCCTGAGAGGGCAAACGGGGATTGAGTACAATTTCTCCGAGTGGGCCTACTGTGATCCGCAATCATTGGCCGTCATTCGTCCGATTGTGACAGCGAACAACGGGCGCATGCGATTCTTCACGACGGCGTTTGGGAAAAACCACTCCTACAAGATGCTGATCGAGAACGCCAGAAAGCCAAACTGGCGGTGCTATCTGATTACGAACAATGTGCGGCATCCGCTCGCCGATCTTCCTGAAGGGGAAGGGATTATCCATATCCAGTCCCATCAGATCTCAGAAGCCAAGATGAAGGAAATCCTAGAAGAGAACATCCAGCTCTATGGGCCTGAGATCGGGACCGCATTGACCCAGCAAGAGTACGAGTGTTCGTTTGAGGAGATTGTGCCAGGATCATTCTACCTCGACCTGCTCCTAACGGCTGAGCGCGAGGGGAGAATTTGCAATATCGCACCACGGCCAGATCTGCCGGTTTACGCTGGGTTTGACTTGGGGTTTACGGATGCCACAGCTATTTGGTATGCGCAGGTGAAGGAGGATGGATGGATTGATTTGATTGACTATGATGAGTTTCGGGCATTGTCCATGCCGGAGATTATCCCAGCGATCAAACGGAAGCCCTATATGTACAGTACGTTATTTCTTCCGCATGATGGGCCGAACCATAACGTGAACACAACCGAGACGAGCGAGACGCATTTGACTGGAGCGGGGTTTCGTGTGGACATCATGCCGAGAACAGATGATGCGGCACAGATTCCAAGCGTAAGAGCAATTTTGCCGCGCTGCCGGTTTGCCAATACACCAAGCGTCCAGCGTGGGCTAGAGTGTTTGCGACACTTCCATAATAAGCCGAAGATGGAGGGGGGGCGTATGAGTTGGTCACCTAAGCCGGTCCATGACTGGAGTTCTGACGGAGCGAAAGCCTTCGCCACGCTCGCCTTCTTCGCGCCAGAGCTGAGGAGCGGCATGTCGGCTCCGGTGATACCGCTTCCGGACCCACTGAAAAACAATCGTGCCAGCTTCGAGAACAGGGGGCAAGGATGGATGAGATAACGCATGAATCTGAAACCCTCACCGCTATTACTCGTGCGGTGAGGGAATTTAGAGGCAAACGGAGCGAGTACTTAGACATTGATTACACAATAGAGCGAGCACTGGACACGTTCTTAGGCACGTTAGATGATATATTGAGCAGCGATGAAACAATGCTATCCCGTGAACTGCGGGTGCATGGAAGGGTGATATTCTTGCTGGATGGCCTCGTGCAGGTGTGTAAGGCACGGGGTATAACTAGTAATCTTCTCACAGAGGCCGAGTCTGTTGCGGAGATGTGGAGATGTGGTCCGTATATATCTTGCAGGGAGCAGAATACCGTTGATGATGAAGTTATACCATTACTGCGCAGGCTCAAATCAATTCTCCACGATTGCAATGGATCGCCAGACATCATCATAGGCATAGAGGAAATTGACAAATTTATAACAGAGCATTGACTTACGTGCTACGTATTGGTAACATGTTCAAATTCACGTTACTGTAACGTAGCACATGGACGATGCCCTACCAACAACCTCTCCTGACGAATCAGAAGATGACGCACAGATATTAAAGGTTGCGAAAGAGCGCTATATCTTGGCACAGGAAGCCGAGCGCGATGACTTTGACGAGTGCCGGAAAGTCCAAGATTTTATCGCTGGGAATCAGTGGCCTGAAGAGATGCGCCGTGAGCGTGAGGACGCGGGCAGGCCATGTCTCGTCATGGACCATCTCTCGCAGTATGTCCGGCATGTGGTGAATTCTGGGCTGTTGCGTGACCGAGATATTCGTGTACTGGCCATGTCTGGGGATTCCGATGATGAGGTGGCTGATATCCTGGCAGGACTTACCCGCCAGATTACACAAACCTCTACTGCGAAAGTCGCCTACGAAACAGGGTTGCGCCATGCTGTCTCTGTCGGGTGGGGGTACTGGCGAGTGAGAGTGCAGGCTATTGCAGGCTCTCAGTCTGGGGAGCAAGAAATTGTGATTCGCCGGATTCGCGAGCCTCGGATGGTGCTCATGGACCCGTTTTGTGAGTACCCAGATGGGCGTGATAGTAAATTTTGTTTTGTCTTTACAAAGATGACGGTCAAAGAGTTCGAGAATGATTACCCTGAGGCAGGAGAATGCCAGAGTTGGGGGTCTGTGACCAAGGATACTATCCTGCCTGACATCAGTAAAGATTCTATCATCGTCGCTGAATACTACTACTACAACGGTGATACATTACAGTGGGCGCTCTGCTGCCCGAATAAAATCATCTCAAGAGGCATTCATCACGGGAATCTGATCCCTATTATCAGAGTGGTTGGTGAAGAGTTTGAGCTTGATGGGAAACAGCGTAAGCGTGGGCTAATTAATCCATCGTCGATGGATGCTCAGCGCACCTATAATTATGCATCATCCTCCTTTACGGAAAACGTGGCATTGGCTCCATTGGCTCCGTGGATTGCGGCAGAAGGGCAACTCGATCAGTATGTGAGCGAGTGGAAGGATGCGCATCGCATCCCAAGGCCGTATCTCCGGTATAAGCCGACCTCGCATCAAGGGCAGCCAGTTCCTCCTCCGCAGCGAGCGACACCTGCTGGTATCCCCGAAGGGTGGCAAGGCATGATGCAAAACATCATTCAGGACACCCAAATGATTATGGGCGTGTCTCAGCCGAATGTGCTCGGGACAGGCGGAATCCCTGTTCAGTCTGGCATCGGGATACAGGCACAGCAAGAGCCAGGAGACGTGAACATGTTCCACTACATTGACCACTGGTTTGGATCTATCGAGCAAACGGGGCGTGTGATATTGGCGATGGTGCCGCATGTTTACACAACTGAGCAGGTGGTGAAAGTGGTCGGGGCTGATGATGTACTTCAGACGGCTACGCTTAATCCGAATCTCCCTCAGCCGGTTGTGAAACAGATCGGGCAGACTACGGATGGGGTGCAAAAAGTCCTCTCCACATCCTATAACCATATGATCGGTCGGTATGATGTGGCCATCGCCACAGGGCCAAGTAGTGCGACCAAGAAGGCGGAAACTAATAAGCTCATGGTAGCGATGGTTCAGGCGGACCCAACAATCATGCAGAAAGCACCAGACCTAGTAGTCAAGTCTATGAGTATGGCTGGCGGCGATGAGCTCGCGGATCGTCTCAGACGGTTTCTCCCCCCTGGGACTACAGATGATGAGGACGTAATAGCGGTACAAAAGCTCCAGCAGTTTGCACAGGAGAATGAACAGCTCAAACAGCAAATGGCCGAAATGGAGAAGATCATCTTAGGAGAACGGGAAAAGGCGCAAACAGATCTCATGAAAGCGCAGATGAAAGCAGATGGAGACCTGATTCGCGAGCGGCATAAGGGCGAGATGAAGCTATTGGAAAGCCAGATCGGGCATGAGGGGGCGCTAGAGTTGGCGTCCATGAAGGCCCAAGTGGACTTGATCAAGAATGAACGTGACAACATCATCAAGCTGGTGTTAGGGAAACTGCAAGACGACCGACAAGCGCAGCAGATGGAGCAGGCGGAAGAGCAACTAGAAAGAGTGGACGGGGAATATCCAGAAAGCCAAGAAGGGGGCACGCCATGAAGAGATGTTGTTTTTCAACTCAAACAAGAGGGATATATGGAAACCGTAGAGCAGGACTCGGCATCGGCCCAAGGAGAAAACGCCCAGAGCGATCAGCCTTCAGCAAATACTGATGATTCAGTCACTAGTGAGCATGGAGAACGCAGTGATACCTCAGTAGAGGCATCCAAGACAGAGAAGACCGAGCAGCCTAATGCTTCTAAAAAGAAGTCTCTCCCAGATGATGGGAAGGGCGGGAAGGAGCGTGGATGGGTGCAAGCGCGCCTCTCAAGCTATGCCTCACGTGTTAGGGCATCGGAGGAAGCGTTGCGAGAGGTTCGGGCTGAGTTGGAGCGCTACAAGGCAGGGGGTGGTGGCGAGAAGCGTATTGATCCTTCACGGGCTCCAAGCCCTGATGACTACAGCAGGCACGAAGACTATGTTGACGCGCTTGTAGATTGGAAGATCGGACAGCGCGATAAGCAACGGATCGCGCAGACAGAAGCCCAAACGGCGAATTTTGCTAGCGAGCAGCGACGCATGGAGTTCGGACAGCATGCGCAGAAGTTTGCCATGGGCTACGAAGATCCACAGGCCGTGCTAGACCTACTCTACAGTGACGAATCCATCGGGACGCCACTGATGGCTGAGGCCATCATGGACCTTGGAGAGCATGGCCCACTTGTCGGGTTGCACTTAGCCCAGAACCCAATGGAAGCGTTACGGATTGCCCAGCTTTCTCAAACTGCTCCACGTCGTGCCGTGATGGAAATAGGCAGGTTGGCTGACAAGTTGATAGCTCACGTAGAACAACCATCGCCATCCCAGAATGCGCAGCCTCCTGCGAATCGGCCAACGCCCGTTCCTACTATTCGTGGGGGCGTTGGGAGTGGTGGGATGGCAGCTCCTACTGACAGTGACAGCACTATGGACTGGGTGACGAAGGAAGCGGCTCGCATGCGCGGGAAGTACGGGAATAATGTCCGCATGTATATCCCGCGGCGGGTTGGTTGAACTTGTTGCGCGTTTGCGCTATACTTGTATTATCGCTTGTCCCCTTGCGATAAAGGGGGTTCGGTTCCGGTCTCCGAACAACCGGCGTTTTCCCCTTGCACGAGAGCAAATGGCCTCGGGTGTCGCGGCCTCCCCGTTAAGCTGGCCGAGCGATACACCACATGACATCCGAGGACTACCATGGCCAATACATTACTAACCACGACATCCGTGCTACGGAAAGCACTGATGATCTTGCATCAAAAGTTAAATTTCGTTGGGAACATTCATCGAGGGTACGATAAGAAATTTGCTGTTGACGGCGCAAAGATCGGCGATACATTAGTGATTCGCCTTCCGAATGAGTACCCCACAGGGACAGGGCCGACCATCACGGACGCGGACACGACCGAGCAAAGTACGTCAATCACGGTCAGTACCCAGCGATGGGTGGCTCCATCGTTCCTAAGCTCAGAACTCACCCTCTCACTTGATGACTTCTCGGAGCGTGTCATTGAACCAGCTATGGCCAGATTGGCCGCTCAGGTTGAGGCGGATGCACTGACGATGTCACGGGACATCTACCGGCAGACTGGTACGCCGGGGACGGCTCCCTCGACGTTTCTGACCTACGCCACAGCGCAGGCCATTCTCACTGATGAGCTGTCTCCGCTCAGCAAGCGGTGCTTCCATGTAAAGCCTATGGATATGGCGATTATTGTGGACGCCTTAAAGGGCCTCTTCCAGAGTTCCGAAAACATCGCCTCCCAATACCGAGAGGGGATCATGGGAACGGCCATCGGTGGCGACTGGTACCAAAACACCCACATGGTCAAACAGACCAATGGGAATAAGGTGGCCAGCGTGACGGTGTCTGGTGCAGGCCAGACAGGGGCAACATTGCTCCTTGGCAGCCTTTCAGCATCCGATACATTCAAGAAGGGGCAGGTCTTTACGTTGGCTGGTGTCAATCGAGTCCATCCTGAAACCAAGGTCGATACCGGCGAGTTACAGCAGTTTGTGGTCACGGCAGATGCCACGGCGGCAGGAGCAACGCTCTCGATAGGGATTGCTCCGTCAATCGTGGTTTCTGGTGCGACGCAAACCGTGACGGCGTCACCTGCTAACGGGGCAGCGGTCACATTTGCTGGCGGACAGAACGCTGTGTACGGGCTAGATCTCTTGTTCTACAAGGATGCCTTTGCACTGGCGACAGCGGATCTGGTCATGCCGAAGGGCGTTGATATGTCGGGCCGTGAAGTGATGGACGACATATCGATGCGTCTGGTGCGTCAGTACGAAGTGGGGTCTGATAAACTCAGAACCCGCTTAGATGTACTGTACGGGTTTAAGACAATCCGAAGGCAGCAAGCCGTTCGCATTGCTTCAAACTAACCTGAGTATGGGGAGGGGGAATCCCCTCCCCTGAAAGGCTGAATGGCAATCGACCATACCTATAAAAGCCAGGAACCCTACGCAATTCTGATGTCTGGGAGGCCAGAGGAATCATCCTCGCATAAGGCCATCGCCGTCTATTCCCGTGACGAGTACGACGCTTTCAGGAAGAAAGGCTGGAAGGACAGCAGGGAATTTACTCTCATGGCTACACGAGCCATGGAATCAAAGAAAGGATACTGGACGTGAGTTTTCAGGAATATCCGAAGATGCTGTATCGGTTTGAAAATGACGCACCCATTCAGAAGATTGTAGACGCTGCTGATGAGGAGCAGCGGGCACTGGCTGATGGATGGGCACAGGCCGATGTGTTCTTTGGGGAAGGCGTGGTTGCTGAAAAGCCGAAGAAAAAGGGTAAGTAAATGCCGATTGGCCTCAGCCAGACGACGTTCGATGCTCCTCGCACAGTTCGGGACCTGATTGATTTCAGCTATCGGATTGCGAGAGTGATCGGTCGTGGTGAATCGCTTGATGCGGTGACGGCCAATGAAGCAGGGTATAGACTCAATGACATCATTGAGCAAGCAAATATTGAAAAAGTCTTTTCCTCATACCAACAAGACCTGACTATCCCATTAGTAAGTGGACAATCGTTCTACACCATCGGTGGCAGCGGGGCTCACATCAACGCCGCTCGTCCGACTGAGATTTTGCATGGCTATGTACGGCGAGAGAATATTGACTATCCTGCGTCCATTTCCCATAGCAAAAACGATTACGATGCGATTGCGCTCAAATCTCTGCAATCTGGTGGATGGAGTACGTTTGTCTATTATCAGGCGTCTTATCCGTTCGGCTCGCTCTATGTGTATCCTGTTCCGTCAGATAGCTTGTCCTCGCTACACCTTACCGTCGAGTCGTCATTAGAGAAGTTCTCGAGCCTTGATGACGAGGTGTTGATACCGCCGACCTATTTTTCATGGCTGCAATACAAGCTGGCTGAGCGTGTTGCGCCTGACTATGGGCAGATCTGGACCGAGAAGAATGAAGCCATCCTTGATGATATCGAAGGGGCTCTTATCCGGAATAACATGAAGCCTGCCCCAAGAGTGAGGCTGGGCCTGAGTGGACTGAGTGGGGGATCTGGGTACGGGTATAACGTTACGGGGGATCGGTAATGCCGGTTACTGGCGAGGCGCAGACGAGACGAGCCGTTCCTATTTTTGGGATAGGCCAGCAAGCTCGGTCCCCGTTTATTTCGTCAGTCAAGCGCGTGAACGCAGTTATGGAGGAATCCACAAACGGAAGACAGGCAGTGGCTATTCTTGGTCTGCCAGGGCTGCGCAAGGTTGAAACGTTCTCTACAGTTCCTGCACGGGCAATCTTTTGCCGTGACGGGAGCAGGGAGTTCTTTATCGCCTCTGGCGGAGAACTATTGCGTGTTATTGAAGGTTCATCCGAGCAGGTTATGACGTTGGCTACTTCGAGCGGCCCAGTATGGATTGATGAAAATGGCGTACAACTGTTTGTCAATGATGGCGTGATCGCCCAGATCTATACATTCGCAACCGGCGTTGTCGAAACCATTAGTGACGTTGATTTCCCTTTTGGGGCAAGGGGTGGCGTGTATCTCGCTGGACGTTTCTGGGTCTATACGATCAGCGGGGATAAGGCTGGGCGTGTCTACGCCAGCAATGTCAAGGACGGGCTGGAATGGGATGGGCTGAACTATATCGAGCCAGCATCCAAGCCTGATGCCATTGTGACGGTAACGCGCCATGCTGATGACCTCATGATTATCGGGAGAGGGTCTATCGAGTGGTGGGGGGCTGCTCCGGTGACGATCCCTGGTGCGCTAGGGTTCCAGCCGTCAGCCAGTGCGAATACGGAGGTTGGCGGTGTCTCTGAATATGGCCACGCCAAGGTTGGGCAAGATCTCTTTTTCATTGGTGAGTCCAGTGGGGATCTTGGTATCTACCGCGCGAACGGGTATGAAGTTTTACCCATTGCCTCGCCACAAATTGAAGAGGATACAAAAAAACTTAGTCTTGGTAGTGCAGTGTGCACTGGGTATACGGCATTAGGCCATGGGTTGTTTCAAGTGACCATCCAAGGCACCGATACCACACAGGCTCATACGTGGGTCTATGATGCGAGTGCTGGGGAATGGTCTGACCGTGAAAGCCATGGGAAGCCGTATTATAGAGGGCTCTTTGCAATAGGAGCAGCGGGGCGTGTATACATCTCAGATGCCTTCACCGGCGTCCTATATCATATGGATGAATCACTATACACGGAAGATGGCATGGTGCTTCCGTTTCGAGTGACAAGCCAGCACCTCCTCAAGGAGGGCGACCATATCACGATACATTCTATTCAGGTCGATATGGAAACAGGACTGGGGACGGCGGTCCCCCCAGGGGATGACCCGCACGGCATCATGCGAGTCAGTAAAGACGGTGGATACACATGGCCTATTGAGAGGCATATATCGCTAGGCAAGCAGGGGCACTATACCAGGCGGGCGAAATCTGATCAGTTTGGTATTGCACGTGACTTTGCGATTGAGTTTTCGATCAGCGATCCGATACCCCGGCGCGTGACTGGGGCTTATCTCACAATAGACCCGTGCATTGCATGATAACGATTGCCAACATCCCGCAAGGGGAATCGTTTGAAAGCCCACGTGTAACACGGTGGTTCTTTTCCCTTGTGGCGGCATTCAATACGTTGACAGCAACAGGCTCCACGCAGCAACGCCCTATCCCTGCTCCGTTTATTGGGTTTATGTTTTTCGATACGACGATCAATAAGCCGATTTGGGCCAAGACGTTAACGCAGTATGTGTTGGCCGATGGAACCAACGCGTAAGAGAGGGCGACTATGTTACCACTGATGCTGGGTGCTGGGGCGGCTGGGCTTGGGTTGGGTGCTCTAGGTAGTCTCTTTGGGTCAAGCGCAGAAAAGAAAAAGCTTGCATTACAACAGCAGCAGATGCGCAACGCGAAATTTGCGGCTGACAGCTCCGTCGATTACCTCAACCGTACGGGGTACGATGCGCAGAAGTTTGCGAAAAACGAGACCAATGATGCGCAGAATTATTTAGTCAACAGTCAGCGGCAAGCGCAAGCACAACTTGACCCTTATACAAACTTTGGGCGCGAGCAAATTAGCGCACTGAGCCAGCATATGGGGACACAGCCAGGTGATTATATGGACCCTGGCTATGACTTCAGGCTGAAATCTGGCTCAAACGCTATTATGGGGAATGCGGCTGCATCTGGCATGCTGGGCAGCGGTGACACACTTAGAGCCTTGGCGCAGTATGGGCAAGACATGGGCAGCCAGGAGTATAACAACGCATTTAACCGCTACCTGCAAAAGGGCCAGCTCTTACAAGGGAACGTGGGTATGGGTGAGCAGGCCGCTCTAGCACACGGCAATCTCGGCATGCAGGGGGCCGGGCAGTACGGTAATTTAGCGATGCAAGGCGCTGATCTGAACGGAAGGCTTGTCACAAACACAGGGAATGCGATAGCCAATGCGAGTCTTGCCGGAGCCGGGCTGCAATCGAACATCGCCAGTCAAATGGACCCTGGAGCCTCAAGCCGAATCTGGGGCAACTATTTAGGTGGTCTTGGCGGGATGGCCATGGGTGCTGCGGGGACCATGGGTGCTGGTGGTGGATCGAATATCTTTTCTGGGCTCGGCGGATTGTTTGGCGGTCAGCAATCATCCGCGCCGTCCTATAACAGTAATTGGCTTGGAGTGTATGGGAAATGAACTATTTCCGACAACAGTATGACCCGATGAGCGCGATGGCTGGAGGGATGGCGTTGTGGGGAGGCGCTACAAACGCCTATGACCAGCAATTAGAGAGGGTGCGGCGACAGCGAGAGCGTGAGGCGTTGGCGCAGATGGGTCAAGGCGATCTCCTGCTAGGGTTTGAAGATAATCCGATGGCGGTCCGACCTGATTCTGTGAAGGCTCTATATGCGTCCGGCAATCCTGAGTTAGCCTTTAAGGCGGAATCATTAGCCGCGCAGCCACACATGTTGAACCGCGAAATGAACCGGGCTAAGGCGCTGATGGGGCTTGATGAAGAGCGGGCACTTCGCATGCTTCCGCATGAGATTGAGAAGGCGAGGCAGCTCAAAGAGATGGAAATGGCGGTGAAGATGGGGGCCTGGAAAGAAATGATGCCTGGCATGTTTGGGCCAGGCGGCAACCCCGCCCGTGCTGAAGGTCCATCAGCGTCGGTGCGTGGTGGCATGGTCCCCACGCAATCGCAACCGGCATCGGAATTTGGGCAGCTCGACCAAGCGTTGACCGGACAGGGGCTTGATGGTCTCACGGGTGGATCCTACGAAACTGAATTTGATCTCAACCGTGGGCCAGTTATGAAGTATAAGGCCACGTCGCCCCTTGAGGATGAGAAAACACGCCGGGAATTGCGGCTAAAAGGTGAGGAGACATACCTTAAGCAGCAACAGACCCGTGAGGATTTACGGAAGAATAAAGCCGCTGAGCTGAACAAGGCGCATGAGCATGTCTACATGCTGAGTCAAGCCAAAAAGGAATTGCAACAAAAGATCGCATCTGGTGACATTGCGCCAGGAGCGGCCAATGCCGAATTGGCAGACCTTAATGCAGAAATAGCAATGGCCAAGTCGCTACGTGATGAATTGATGGGGACTCCGACAAAGCCACTCCAACCGGCACCGGCTCAGCCACGGGCAAGCACAGCGCGTTCAACCCCTCAGCCATCTAAGCCAGATCAGGCACCAACTCAAGTTGGAAGCGGACTCCCGTATAAGATGCAGCAAGAGCTGCTGTCTAAGCAGGCCACAAAGAAGCTCGATGTTGCTCAAGGGGCCATTGAGTCGGCGCATGCTGAGGCCAGTAAGTTCTCTATGCACATGCCAACGATGCAAAACCTCATGAACCTCTTGGCCACGAAGGATGTCGGGAACCGATTAGGGCAGGTCCCTGGAGGAGAAACCGCCTTGCGTCTCATGTCGGCAGATAACGATAATCTGCAAAAGTGGCGTAATGAGCTTATCGATGTGCTAAAGAAGGAAGGTCAGTCTCAGCTTATGAATACACTGCCAGAATTAGCGATTGTCTCCGACATGTTCCCCAGTGTGACGAATTCACCAGACACGAATAGAAAAGCGATGGCCAATGTCATGAATCTTGCTGACGCTACAATGGCGGCCCCCCAGTTCCTTGAGAATTGGGCGGCGAACCACGGCGGGACGCTTGACGGAGCGCGAGGGATGTTCCGTGAATGGATGCAGAAGAATAAGCGGTATTCGGTGGAATCTAGAAATGGGCAGTCATCGCTGTACGAGAATGAGGCAATCCCGCTTGAAGCCTGGACTAAGCTACGGCAGAGGTTTACAGCCAGCGACATCATGAAACGGAAGGACGCAGGGAAGATCCAGATCATCAATGGGAAGGTGTACTTCCAGGAGTAGCGTACAATGGGATGGGTTGACCTAGAGACTGGCGAGCCACTGACTCCAGAAGACATGGCTGCTCTCAAAGGGCAGCAGGCACAGCCTACTATGCAACCTGCGACGCAGGAGGCTGCTCAGCCAGCTGTGCACGATTTCCCGTCAGCAGCCGGGCATCTTGGCGATCAGTTTGCACAAGGGGCGATGGCGTCGCTGAAGAAGACCTATTTAGGGCTCAAGCAATTAGCAACCTATATCGGCGGTGATACATCGGCGAAGCAGGCGGTCAATGATGAGATTGCGAGGATGGAGCAGGAGTACGGGCCGGTCTTAGCAACTCCAGCAGGCAAGATCGGGAATGTGGCTGGTACTGTGGCACAATTTGCCGTACCTGGGGCTGTGACAGGGGCAATCGGGAAGGCTGTTCCTGCTTTGTCGAGGGGGGCACAAGCAATATTTGGTGCGCCTGGGTCTGTCGGACGGTCTGCGGCAACGGTGGGGGCCTTTGAGGCTGCACAACCAGCCGACACGGGCACAACGGATATACAAGACCAACTCCTACAGAGAGGTGCACGTGGGCTCTTTGGGGCGGCTGTGGGAGCAGGAACAGCAGCAGTTGCCAATCGCCTTACGCGGCCAGGGCCTGAGATTAAGCCTGAACTCAAGGGGCTCACGCAACGAGCGGAAGCAGCAGGGTTTAAAGGAAACGCGGCTCTCACGCCTGCCCAGAGGACGCAAGACCGATACCTCTTACAGAAGGAAGAGGGGTTTCTCTCTTCTCCCGGGTCATCGAATTTGATTGCTGACAGGAGAAAGGCTCAACAAGACGTGATTGACTCGGCTGCATCGCGGGTGCTTGGAGCTCAAGGTCAAAAGCCGACAGAATCGGTTTTTGGAGCGGCGAGGGATAAGGCGAATGCAGCCTATGAGCCAATCGCGAGAGTGCCACGGATTAGCGAGGATACAGCGTATCTTGACGATCTCATGGGTCTCGCAAAGTCTACAAAGTCTCGCGATGTGGCGAGAACGGCACGACAAATACGTGAGAATGGGGCGCTTCCTGGCGATGCGTTCCTAGAGCATCTTCAGGATGTTCGCACATTGGCGTCCGATGCCGGGAAGGCCGGTCAGCAGTATACGGCCAAGGAATACGGGAAACTAGCGACATCCATGGAGAATCTTCTTGACCGGCAACTCTCAGAACTTGCCAAGACTGGCAGCGGAGGGGTGACGCACGACACGATACGCGCATTTCGTGATGCCAGAACCGACCTATCCGCTATCCGTGCACTCGAACGTGCTACAGATCCCGTACGTGGGACAGTAAGTCCTAACAAGGTACTGACTGAGCAATTCAGAAGGCAGCGGCCAGGGAGCAAGCCAACGCCGACCACGCAGCGGTTGCAGCAGGTGTCTGATGCGGCGAGGGTGATGCGTGAGACCATGCCCTATATCGGATCGTCTGGAACGGCGGAACGCCTGATGGGGCAGAAGATCGTCGAGGCTGAATCGAGTCCGATGAGCGCGATCCGGTTTGCACTCCCAAGTATGCGGAACTACTTGGCGGCGAAGCACTACTTGAATCACGGAGGAAGCCCTGGGATGCTAAATAACCTGCATCCAGAGTTCAAGGGGCTCTTGAGGCGGTATCTGCCTCCTGGTGTGATTGGCACAGGGGAGGCGATGAGCGAATAATGGCAATCCATTTCTCACCATTCGGAAACAGTGCACTCTATCTCCCGAATCTCGCTCCGGCAGCGGGGTACAAGCTCTTTGTGTATCTCGCTGGAACTACCACGAAAGCGACAGTGTACGCGGATATTGCAGGGACACCACAGGCGAACCCCGTCGTTCTTGATGCGTCTGGATGGCCGTCGAATGCGCTCTATCTTGATGAAGCACAGACCTATAGGTTTGTCTATGCGCATCCGCTTGATCAAGACCCGCCACTAACGCAAATCACGCCAGCTATAGACAATGTGGCGATTGTCGCTCCACCAGTGCAAACGATTGCGTCTGAATGGATAAACGGGACAACCCCAACATTTATTTCAGGGACTCAGTTCTCTGTGGCTGGGAACCAATCTGGAATATATCATGCTGGCCGAAGGATACGGGCCACAATCAGCGGGGAATTTTCCTATGGGACGATTGTAGGCGTTTCCGTTGGTGCAAACACAACCGTGACAGTACGCAATGATACGAGCCCAATGACGAGCGGGTTATCCGCTGTAAGCTACGGGTTTTTGAGCGCTCAGAATAGTGCATGGCCAGGGGGGAGGAGTAACGGTATTGACACCATTCTCGCTGGCCAGCTTGTAATGGATCTGTCAAAAGAATTCAGTTTGCTCCCTGCTGGGTCAATTATTGCCTATGCAGGGATCTCATACCCACCAGCTGGGTTTTATCTTACTAACGGAGGGTTTTACTCAAGGAGTACGCATGCAAAGCTCGCGGCTGCCTTGGATTATACAGGGAATCCGTCCTTGATACAGGTCCCAACAATTGCTAACTTACAGGCTAATATCCGTTATATCATCAGGAGTCATTAAATGGGAGGCAGTGATTTTCTACTTGCGCCTATCGTGAACGCGCAACATATTGCTAATGGCGCATTGGCTGAAGGCTACCGCATCCGCGCATTTTTGCCAGGAACAGAGACCATGCTGACGGTTTATAAAGACAATGGGCTCTCGGCACTCACGCAGCCTGTCCCTATCGGTCCATTTGGATTCCCTGAGGATGCGATATTTCTTCCCCGTGGGGTTAGTGCAGATTTTAGATTGCAAACGCCTGGAGACATAACAGTACATCAATGGAGTAATGTTGGCGTTGGAGGGGCTGGGAGCAGTGCGGCTGCACTGCAATTTAACCAGCCAATCGATATGCTTACCGGATCGCTGGACGGATCTGGGTTCATTCTCGGCATGATCTTCGTTGGAGACATTCGGCTGATTGCCACTCCTGGGAGAAGAGTGTTTGTGTCTGGGGATTCCGGGGCAGTCCCTCGCTATGGGACAATTCTATCGGCATCGAAATTCATCAATGAAACAACCATCGATATATATCTAGACGCCTCTCTATCATCAGGGGAGTTCAGCGATATGACGCTGGGAACCAACCAGGTGTATTTCTCGTTGCTCAACCCGCAGAGCAGTGCATTTCCTGGGATGACCTACATCAACACTAATATGGCACCTGTTGGAGGGGTATCATTTGACAGCGGAGCCTACAGTACCATCTTCCCTATCGGTAGTATGATTCGGTTTGTTGGAGGCATACCATCTCCGCACAACGGGTTTCATATATGCGATGGGAGCGCGTTGTCAAGGACAGCGCAGAATTTACTATTCAGCACAATAGGGACAACGTTTGGCGCTGGCGATGGGTCTACGACCTATACGATCCCCAACGTGCCATCAAACCCAGATGATGCCTGGTTTATCTATGCAGCCCAATAGAGAAGGGGGCGTTATGGCGTATCTTTTCCTGCTCATATTGTTTGTGTCGTCCCCTGTTATAGCCATGGAGCATTATTCCTCCCCTTTGCAAGACCAAAGCGGGCGAGCAATATCTGGTGCCACAGTCACTATTTACGTTGCTGGGACAGCAACGGTGGCCACGATCTACTCTGACAATGGTGTCACGGCACAGGCGAACCCATTCACGACAACTATTGATGGGGTTGTTTCATTCTACGCAGCCAATGGCGTCTATGACATTGTCTACAAGAAATCAGGGTGGCTTTTTGATGACACGAGGACAAAAAGGATTGCGCTATACGATGTGAATGATGGTGGTGGAGGAGGTGGGGGAGCCTCCATTAGCACAGGAACAACTGTACCTGCGACCTGCACGCCAGGGACTGGACCAAATGCCCTCTTTCTCGATACAGACAGTCAGACATTCTACGTCTGTACGGCAGTCAATACCCTCACGGCACTTGAAGGTGGTCTACAGGGCCTCGATGCGAACTTTGACCTCTCAGGAGGAAACATCATCACCGGCACGTCAGAAGCCAAGCCGCTCAAGATTATGGACAGCGGCGGTACCAACGGCGTGGCGATTTACTGGCATTCCGCAGGCCGTCAGGTGATTCGGTGCATTGTGGCCAACGTCGAGGGCGATTGCAATATCGGAGTACCGCTCAACGCGGGGAAATCGTGGAGCGTCACGAGCAGCGACGGCGCGTCCACCTATCTCCAAGTTGATCAAGCCACTGGCAAGGTCGCACGGATGACGGTCGATGCAGAAGATGCCAACGTCTCGGTCACACTCTACCAAAAGATCTGCGGTGGCGATCTGGTCGGCGTGGACCCAGCGACAGGGACGGCTGGGCATATTTGGAATCGGTCTCCCCTCGATACCGCTCCGACTGCGGTAGCAATCACCGGCACGAATCGTACATTCGGCACGGCGCGGCATCCTGATTCCGATGGAAACTACGGCGTGCAACTCACCTGCCAGCTGCCCCTTGGATTTACCGGCAACCTCGATGCCCGCGCGTGGTGGACGACGGCAGGCACGGGCAGCGCCGTACTGCAGATCGCGACAAAATGCTATGCCGACAATGCGGCCGACGATGCCGCCTTTAACACGGCGACTCCATATACACTCCCTGCCGGGACGGCCAGCCGTCCGCAGTTTCAGATCCTGGGGAATATCGAGAAAACAGGATGCGCGGGAGACCAGTTAATGCGCGTGCGCGTGTTTCGCAACCGCACCCACGCGAGCGACACGTTAGCGAGCGGAACCTTTGATTTGGAGAAATTAGAGCTATGGGGACGCAGTACCTATTGAGCATCCTGGCAGCGTGTGGGCTAATCGGCGCGATGGCCGTGCCCTCAGCTGCTGCCGTGCTCTGCGACTCGGCGGCATCGACCTCAATGCGCAACCCTCCGCTCGTGCGCGAGGTCTCGGTGAATGTACCGGATCGCCAAGCGTTGGATCGTGTCAAGCAGATTGCGATTGTATCTGTCACCGTGAGAGGTGAGAGCAATCCGACTGTTTCATCGCTTCAGGTCGATGGACGAGCGGTGCGGTCTGAGAACACACGGGATAAAGACGATCCATCTGGGGTGCGCGTCTATCAGATCATGAATCCTCCAGTAGGACATCAGATGATCACGATTACGTACGACACGCAGCCATCGGCTGACGCGGTGGTGGTGGCGATTTGTACAGGGTTGAAGCCGGGGGCTCCGGTTGGATCGATCTCGAAAACTCCCACCGCCGACCGGCGTGAAGTGCTCGCGTTGACCGGTGATGACGATAGCACCGAAGAGCTGAGCGTGATTGGCAGTGATGGCACGAAAGCCGAGTTGACCATGGAAGCTCCGGGGCTACGGTTTTTTTCTCGCGGTGAGGTGGGGCCATGAGGACGATCATCCTCGTACTAGTGCTGTTGAGCCCTGTGGTGGCTCTGGCCGATCCAACCTGCGGCACGATCACGACTGACATTACCGCCACGGATCGCTCGACAGCAACGATTGCCTATACGAGACCGGCTGTGTCGAACCCGACGCTCGTGGTTGCTGTGACGGATCGACACCCGGCGAACACCGTCTCAACAGTGACCTATGCTGGCGTGTCGATGACCAAGAAGTTATCCCTCAAGCACAGCACGGACGTTACGGCCTCAGCGTGGTTCTACCTCAAGAGCCCTGCGAGCGGCACGAACAATGTGGTGGTGACGTGGCCGAGTGGCGTGTTGGCATCAGGAGTGTTTATTGCGACGTGCGCAGACACGCACTCTGACGCCGATCCGTTTCGCAATGCTGGAGTATCAGCAGAGAACACCGGGACAGCCGTGAGCGTGACGGCGACAGACTCATCTGGGGATGTGACGCTTGATGCGATGTCCATCGATTCTAATTCGGTTGCACCAACGGTGGGTGCGAATCAAACATCATTGTTTGCAGCGGCGGCTGGATCTGAAATGGCGATGGGCGTCTCTCAACAATCCGGCGGCTTGGGCGGGGTGATGAGCTGGACCGCTAATTCATCCAACGGATGGGTAACGACCGCAGTGCCGCTTCGGCAGTTTCCAACGACGTCATTTTTATACAGGAGACGATTTCAATGAAGCGATTCCTCCTCGCACTGCTAATGCTCCTGTCCCTTGCCACGTCGGCGCATTCGGCGACCTATTACATCAGTCCGTCAGGGTCGAACGGCAACGATGGGCTCTCGACCAACACACCGTTTCTCACCTTTGCGCATGCCCTCAATGCTGCGCGGGCATGGTGCGGTGATACGTTGATACTGCTCAATGGCACGTATGGAGACGGGACCAGCACGGGCAAGATCAGCATCGCAGGCTTGCATTGTTCGCCGGGGAGCGAGCTGACGCTGACGGCATTGAATCAGCGGCAAGCTAAGATTGTCGATAATGGAGCAGGCCGCGGCATTTTCATCACATCCAGTTCTTACATCATCGTCGGTGGGCTCTATGTCACCAGTACGGATAATGTCGGGTCGGCAAGTGGCTCACCCGTCATGGTGACGTTCAGCCATCACATTACGATCAAAAACACGGTGGGGAAGAATCCCAACCGCTACAACAATCTGCACGTCTGGTCTGTGCAGGACAGCCAGGATGTGCTGTTAGAAGATAACGAGGGCTATGTCTTTCACAGACATTGCGTGCTCGCGTGGGAATCGGAGCGCGTTGTGATAAGACGCCAATACTGCACGCCGCGCGGGGGACGGATCAGTGGAGGCTACAACGCTTCGGCTGGGCTTGGTGGCAGTGACACGGTAGTCTCGATGTACCCATGCAAAGACTGCATCATGGAGAACTCGATCGCAGACGGGAGATCGGGGCCGATGCCGCTGATGGAGATCAATGCCACGTATGGATCAAACACGTTAGCGAGTGGGTCACGAGTACTGGGGTCAATTTGCTACAACTGTCGATACGGCAATGCGATCTATTTAAACTCTCGTAGTGTGACTGATCAGAACCATACTCCTCAAAATATCACCATTAAAGATGTCGCCGTCGTCGATTTCGATTCGCCGGCGTCAGCAATCCGTACATCTGACGGCCTCAATATCACGGTGCAAAATGTCACGGTGACCGGAGATGGGGGCGTAACAGGACTCACGTTTGACGACAGTCCAACAGGGATAGCCAGCTCCGCACAATCGTTTACCGTACTCAATACGACCGTCTCTGGACTCGCTGGACGTGGGTACAATAAAACGAATACCACAACGAATTGGAGCGGTGACTATGTGAACAGCTACGACAACGGCACGGCCTTTTTCCCCTCGCTGCCTGCCAATTGGGCAAATACCTCAACGGTAGATCCGGCGTTCGGTGCCTGTAAGGGGTTGTGGGTTCCTGACGAGTCTCCGCTCAAAGGTGCAGGCGCGGGCGGGTCAGATATTGGGGCGACCATCCTCTATCGCTATGTTGATGGTGTCCTCACGGACATCCCATTATGGGATATTAACACAGGCGAGTTTCCCCATGGCGAGGCTGATAGTGATGGTACAAACCGCGTCGCCGGTTCGTCGTTATTTGATCTGCATACGGCCTTAAATGTCAACACAGGCGGGTGTCCGTTCCCGAGTGGGTATAGTGGTTCAGGGGGGGCAACAAATCCGTCCTCACATCACACAACAAGCAATCTGGATGGAGCCCATGTGCGGACCATTGCAAGCGGCATGGATAGCCTCACCGTGGCTGTTGCCGTCCGTTTTGACGGTACGGGAATCCCTGCGCATGCAACAGGAGTGACCAGCAGTTGCGGAAGCGAGGCCATTCCACAGATTGCCGCTGCTCCGCTGGTGACTGGAACAACAGATGGGCATCGCAGCCTCAACCTCTTCGGCAAGCTCACTCCGACATCAGGCACCTGCACCCTAACCCCGACATTTAGCTCAGCCAATGTGAGCGGATGGATCATGTTATCCATTCTCAAAGACGATGTCAGTGCCTATCAGGCTGTCGCGGCCTCAACGAGTCTCACATCCTCTCCATCGATCACAGCACAAACCGAAAACGACGAGACGGTCTATAGCGTCATGGCTACAAGTTCGTCCCCAACGATCTCACCAGGGGCGAACGAAACATTTACAATTGATCGTCTTCACAGCACAAAATCACTCCGCTTAGCCAGCGCGACACAGTCAGGAAATGACGGCGGGATCATGAATTTTACACTTGGCGCTGCTTACTACAGTGCCATCATGGCCGTGTCCTTGGTACCAGGAACGCCGCCTCCCCCTACGGGATCCACGTTCCGCATCAGCAACTATCGTATCGATAGCCTGCATGGCACCGTTGCCACGCCTGAGGTCAGTCTCGGGGCGCTGGCTCCGCAGAATGTTGCCGCCGAGATCGGTGCAACGGGAGAGTTCAGACTACGCGTCGAAATCATCGTGGAGAACGCTCCCTCGACATCAACGGGCATTCATCCCTATTGCAAAAAAGTGGGTGGGAGTTTCGTGTCGGTGGGGGATAGCTTTGGGAGCGGGTTTGTCCGCTACTACGGTGCGCGAGCCGAGCCGACGATTCCCGCCTCGCTCACGCGGACGACGCAACGATTCAGCGGCACCTTTTTTCCCGGATACACCTCTCGGGATAGTGCTCTGCCTGTGACGGTGCCGGTCATGCTGGTCGGTACCAGGACGGAGATCGATTACCAATTCGCGGCGGGGAATGGGCTGGCGGCGGGCGATGTGTTGGAGTGCGAAATCAGGCGGGACGACGGATCCACGCTCGGCACCCACACCAACCCACTGCGGGTGAACATTGTGGGGCCGCAGGCCTCCATGGGGTTCTAGGATGGCATGGACGTTCAAATGTCCGGACTGTGGGCGTTACACGCAAAAGGAATTCGGCTGGGAGCAGTGGCGCTGTGCGTGTGGGTGGCGTGGGCCATGCCCGCCAGAGACGCGGAAGGAGAAAACGAAATGAGGATGATTTCTGAGGATGCACTGGCGGTGGTCACCATCATGCAGGAGGCTGCAGGCGAGCCGTATAAGGGCAAAGTGGCGGTGGCGGAAGTGATTGTGAACCGGATGAAAGCCAAGTATGCCAGCGATGGCACAGTAGCCGGTACGGTCCTACGGCCCTACCAATTCAGCGGGTGGAACACAAAGGACCCTGGTAGGATTAGAAACATCATGATAGATGATACTGATCATGTTGTACAGGAGTGCATCAACGCCTGGGAGCAAGCCAAGCACGGATCAAACACGGTGCAGGGCGCGGTGCTATATCTAAATAAAAGTCTCGTCGATCCTCTTCCTGAGTGGGCTATGCCAGATAGCGCCGATGAAGTCGCGCAAGTAGGGCAGCATACATTCTATATTCCAAAACCCAGAAGAGTATCGGCGCTGATTTAGATATGGTTCCACGTAACCCTATGAATGATTCTCAAAATGGCCCTTTTGGAGACGCCGAATTCCCTAGCCAGAGAATCGGCACTGACAGTTCGCGGGGAGTACACGGAACGTATATGCAGTACATCTGCATCAGTAAGTTTCGCATTAGGGCTTTCGGCTCCTTTCTGGCCAGGCGTAAAGCTTTGTCGCCCCTTAGAAACTTTATCAGCAGAATTATCAGCTCTAGTGCCAAGGAACAAGTGTTCAGGATTTACGCACGGCGGGTTATCACATTTATGCAAAACGCAGCACCCGTCAGGTATGGGGCCCATATAAATTTCGTAGCTAACCCTATGTGCCAGCAACAATTTGCCAGCTCTTCCGCCGAATTTGAGAACCCCGTAGCCAAATTGTACGTGTTTAGCACCTACCCATATCCAGCATCCGTCAGATGTGGGATTTCGCATGGAGACCCTAGCGTGAAACATTTCTTTGATGTCAGTGCATGGAGCTTTCATGGGGTTAAAGTATACAGCCCCGTCTTTAATTAATCAAGGGTACGGTGAAGGTATGAGCAAAAAATACCAATTCTTTATCCCAATCGGGAAGCGTGGAACCGGAGGATCAACCCAAGTATGAAGCAGTACGAGTGCCAGCGCTGCCGGACGTTGGTTCCGCACGATCAGATGTACCGGCATGAGTTGTTTGAGTGCCCGAAGCGACCTGGCTGTTCATCCAGTAGTGAAAAACGAGAGGGGTCGGCATAATGCCGGGGACGGACGAAAGCGTAAAATGGGAAGAACAACTCAACCATTCGCCGCGCTGGGTGCAGGCTATTGTGATTTTTACGAGGTTGACCGTGACCCAACTGTTCATTCTCTTCGTAGTCGGGCTGTGCGTTTTCATGATCGCCAAAGATCTGGGCTACGTCACAGACCGCAACTCTCAAAAGATGGACGCGATCTTGGAGGCAGTCAAACTCAACTCAGAGGCCATTCGGAGCACTGCGAAAATATCAGAGGAGCATCAGATTTCTACGCAACAGCTCACGGAGAGCATGCAACAAACCACGCGCTATCTGTGCTGGAACAACGGTAATCTGACCAAGATCGAAAAAAGTATCGCGTGTGTGAAGTAGGAGGCATCCATCGATGAGCGACCAACAGCCCGCTAGCAACCAACCCGCGCCCTGGTGGGATCAGACGATTATGAGGGTCGGCAGCACCTTTGGCGTTCCGACGCTCTTGGTGGGCTATTTTCTCCTCCAGGGCGCGGGAGTGATTCCAAACCCTGTCCAGGAGGAGTTGGTAGAACTCCGTGGAGAAATCCAGGAACTCAAAGGGGCCGTGCTCCAGCAAGGCACTGGCATGCAGGAGATCGGCAAGCAAATGGCTCGTGATTCTGAGCGTCGGCAGATGTGGTGCGTGATGCGAGCCAAGACCGATGACGAGAAGAAAGCGTGTTTCCCAGCCAAGGAGTGAGTATGCGAACTCTATTGATTATCGTGATAGCGGCACTGGCAGGCTGTTCGTCAGGGTTGCAGGAAGTGGCCTTCGTGGATCAAGGGCGCTATGTGGTCTCGCGGTCGCTGGTCAATGATCGGTGGACGGCGGGGCAGCCGCACGCACAAGGGGTCTTTGTCTGTCGGCAGAAGATCAGCTCGGAAGATTTTGCTGAGCTGCGCAAAGACGGTGCGGAGCACAGCCAGTATATGGAGTGCGTACCGGCCACGGAGTATGTCCAGTCCAGCGATCAGCCGATTGCCACGCTGTACAAGGGGCCGATTGAGGCGGCGATACTTGGTGGATCCATTGGTGCAGGGCTTGCGATGAGCGGGGATACCCTCACGCAAGGGCAGGGCCAGTTTAGTGCGAACGTGAATAGCAACACAAACAAGAACGCCACAGCACGGACGAGGCGAAGATAGGTATGCTTGCGGCCATTCCCCTTGCAGCGCGAATTGGCGGTCCCATCATCCTCGCTGCCGTCTTGGCTGGAGGCTGGTACCTCTACAAAGAAAGTCTGCGATCTGAGGGGCGGGATGAGATCCGTGCCGAACACGCGGAGGAAGTGCAAGCACAGCAAGAGACAGTGCGCATGGTCGAACAGGAGCAATACGACCAACTGCTTGAAGTCGTCGAGCGCACGGCTGCCGAGAAAAATCGGTTCTACAAAAACTTTATTCAAGAGCGCCGCAAGGTGCTGGAGCGTGACACAGAGAATCAGCGGCTAGCCTCCTACATCGATGCCATCAAACATCAGCAGCCCGACACTGAGGTGAAATATGTTGAGACGCAAACCTGCGTGGTGCCTGCTCCCCTTACTACTCGCGTCGATGAGTTGGCACGGGTGCTCAACGCCATCCCCTATCGTGGTGTGCCCGAAAATGACGGATCCGCCGCAGAGCTTGCTCTACAAGGACCAGGACCCGCTACCTGCGCTCAGCTCCTCGGCAGAATCGAAGTCCTCACCGCTCGACTCGGCGACTCCCTCATCGCGCACCGTGGATTGACGGAGTATGTCGAGCAGGAAAAGGCAATTAACGCTACGTTCCACGTGCATCAGCAGCGAGTGCTCGAATGAACTGGCACGACCGTTCCCCCATATCCACCGAAGGCGCTTTAATGGGCCTGTGCATCATTGCACTGTGCCTGCTGTTTCTCATCCTGATTGCGTCCTGGTCGTTTTCGGCAACGTGCCTCACCGTCGATATGCAGCCGTCTGATGTCATCTACAACTACGATGGCGATACGTACACAGTGTCCATGGGGCCGCTGGGGCTCTGGCATATCCGCGAAGATGGCATAGACACCCCAGAGCGGAACAAGAAGCAGCCAGGGTGGGAGGAGGCCAAGGATTTTACCTGGGCATGGCTGTATAGCGGCCCATTCAAACTATCTACATGCTTCGATCTCACCTTAGGCCGTATCATTGGAACCTCGTCCCGCAACGGAGAAACGCTCGCTAACGCCCTTCGTCTCGCCGGACACCAAAAGTAATACACCTGGTCGCATTCCATCCAGAGCGATGCATCCCTTTCTGTCTTGACATACATGTAACGTCATGTTACATTTGCATCATGCAATGGGTCATTAACAGGGAGGCAGTATGAATTGTCAGTGTGGGGCTCCGCTTGCTGATTCATCGGTGTATTGTTGGGACTGCCGACACCGGCAGCTCATGGATGTGCAGTTTGAGTCCTTGCGTCGCGCCAGGAACCCACGGCCTAACGTGCGGCGAGATGCGGAGCGAGAAGTGGAGATCAGTTTACTCAACCTTTGGATGGCCTTGCCGTCCGCAGACTGGGGGGAACGCTATGAGTACCGAGCTGGAACTCTTTGAGATCACAAATGGCATTGGCATTATCACCTACCCGGCGCAGCCATGCCCCTATTGTGACCGGATGACCCATTTCTTTCAGAACATGCAGGGGCAGACCTATTGTGCGCAATGTGCACCAATCCAGGAGGTCGCGTGAGCCTCCCGGAGTGGTTGTTTGAAGAGCCTGAGCGGTGTGAAACCCACGGTGAAGATCTCCCGTGCTATCTCTGCCGGATCGACTGGGCCGATGAGTACGTGGATCAACAGATTCAAGATGCAATGGAGGGGTAATGGAGCATGAACGGTTTTACCCAACAAGAGACAACGACATCGCATGGAATTTTCTGAACCGCAAAGTCTCCAAGGTGTCACAGCTGAAGTCTGGGAGAACCGTTAAGGTCCAAGCGATGTTGCGGAGGTTGGATAAAGAAATGTCTAACAAGAAAAAGGGAGGATGACATGGTTGAACAGATCGAGGCGACAGCATCCATTGAGCAAGCAAAGGCACTCACCATCAAGACGCCAGCAGCACGCCAACAAGCGGCGGACCTTTGGGACGCCTTGAGAGCGTTTCGCAAGCAGGCAGAGGCTCAGAAAGAGGAGGTATGCCGACCGCTCAAGACGGCATGGGAGGATGCCAAGAAACCGTTTGACGAGTTCGTCAAGGAATGCAAGGCCCACGAGGATGCGCTCTCGAAGAAGATGGGAGAGTGGGACCGTGAGCAGGATCGGCTGGCGCGAATCGAGCAAGCCAAGATCCAAGCCAAGATCGACGCGGAGAATGCGCGGAAGATTGCCAAGGCGGAAGAGAAAGGGAGGGATGTTGCGGAAGTGGTGTTGAAGGTCGCTCCGGTCGTCCAGGCTCCGGCGAAGTCGATTGAGACGCAAGCCGGGACGATTCAGCAGCGGATAGAAAAGACTGTGTATGGAATCAAAGCTACGCCTGACAACAGCGTTGTGCGAGCCGATGACAAAGCCGGTAGAGAGTTGTTAGAGAAATTCCCGGTATTGTTTGAGCTGAATTGGGTTACCTTCCGCAAGTTAGCATCTAGTGGGATACTGGACAATATCCCCCGCGTCGAGAAACGTACTGAGTACATCTATGGCCAGAGGTCGAAATGATTACCTGCGACCGTTCGGCACAGCGCCACTACAGCGACCAGAATGGTAGATACTGGTCCGTGTCGCAGGTGTGTGAAATCGTCTCTGGGGGCTGTGACTATTACAGCCCAGGCTCAGCCGACCGGGGGCAAGACCTGCATGACATCTTCGCGCTAGAGGTCAGTGCCTCGGTGGGGCAGAGTGAACGGCCAGATGTGCCAGTGGAGTATGCAGGCTACCACCAGGCGATCATGGCGTGGATTGCCCACGCAAAGCCGCAACCGATGATGCTTGAGCACACCATGCGGCATAAGATCTATCCGTATGCGGGGCGTGTCGATTTCGTAGGGATGCTGGGGCCGGACTACGGGGTACTCGACCTTAAGAGTGGGGTACCTGCGCCGTGGCATCGGGTGCAGGTGCATGGATATCAGAAGATGCTGGATAAGGCCTCGCGTATGTGGATCTTGTATATCAAGGCGAATGGAGAGTTTAAGCAAGTGCCAGTGAAGCCCAGTGCGAGAGATTGGGCGGTTTTCCAGAATAGCCTCAGCATTTTACAGTGGCGTGAGGGATGATTATGCCAAGAAAGAGAAATGAACCGCATCGACCTGTACTAGAGAGGTTCTACAGTCATACTGAGAGTTTCGGCGAGTGCTTGTTGTGGACCGGCAGGAAAAGCAAGAATGGATATGGCCAATTTAGGGTTGGCAGCAGGGGGATAGATAGAAGGATGGTACGAGCGCATAAGTGGATCTACGAGTACCTTGTTGGTTGCGTTCCAGATGGCTTAGACCTTGATCATCTTTGCAGGAACCGAGCATGTGTCAATCATCTTCATCTAGAGCCTGTCACTAGGCGGGAGAATTTGCGGAGGAGTCCACTTTCAAATTATAACAAAACACACTGCAAGAACGGCCATGAATACAACCAATTGAATACTCGAATCGCACGGAATGGGCAGCGTGTCTGTAGAGCCTGCGATTCATTTATATGGAGGGCAGTATGACCACAGCGATAGCCACAAAACAACCAACCGACATCGCGGGTTTACTCAATGCGAAACGGGAGGAGTTACTTCAGGCACTCCCGAAAAAGGTGAAACTTGACCGATTCCTACGGGTGGCCATGAATGCCATCCATCGGAACCCTGACCTACAGAAATGTTCCCCGACATCACTGTATGGGGCCATCATGCAGTCGGCCCAGTTTGGGCTTGAGGTTGGGTTAATGAACCAGGCTCATCTTGTGCCGTACTGGAACTCAGAGAAACGGTGTTTTGAAGCGCAATTCCAGGTCGGCTATCTCGGGTTGCGGGATATGGCCGAGTGGTATGGAGACGTGGAGGACGGCGACGCTCAAGTAGTCTACGAGAAAGATGAGTTTGACTATGAGCTCGGGGATTCCCCGAGCATCCACCACAAGCCCAGCAAGGAGCAGAGCCGAGGGGAACCGGCATACTATTACGCCTGGGCTAAGCCGAAGAACGGCAAGATAAAAGTGGCGGTGATGTCCTACGCGGAGGTGGAGGAGCACCGGGATCGGTTTGTGAGGAAGACGAAGAGCGGGGAATTTTCGCCCGCCTGGACCAAGACCTTTGATGCGATGGGCATCAAGACCGTCATGCGGAAGTGCTACAAGCTGGTGGCACGGTCGCCACAACTTCGTGAGGCTATTGCCTTGGACGAAATGCAAGAGGTTCAGATGCCGCAAGGGCTCGGGGTAGAAGTGGCGGCAGAACAACTAGCCACCATCCGCGAGTCGAACAAGCAGAAGATGCGGCAATTGCAAGAACCCGTGGAGACGGACGTCGGGAACCTCGGAAGAGAGGCCGAGAACAACACCCAGCAAGCTCCTGATGCGGCTCCGTTTAACCCTGAAGTGTGCCCGCCAGCTGACGAGCATACGATTGAGTTGTACTGTGGCAAGTTCCGGCAGATGACTGATACAGCGGCCATCAATGACCTGTACAAGTCCGCGCCACAAGAGTTGAAAGCTGATATTTATCAAGCCTATACAGAGGCCATGAAGGCGGCGAGGGGGAAGAAGTGAATGAGCTACATTTATTTGCAGGAGCAGGGGGGGGCATCCTTGGCGGAATGCTACTTGGACATACCACAATCTGTGCTGTTGAGTATGACAAGCATGCCCAGCAAGTCATGCTTGCAAGGCAGAAAGATGGGTGCTTGCCTAGGTTCCCAATCTGGGATGATGTCACAACCTTTGATGGAACCCCTTGGAAAGGGAGAGTTGACATCATTTGTGGTGGATTCCCCTGTCAAGACATATCCAGTGCTGGGAAAGGAGCAGGCATTACAGGTGCGCGAAGTGGTCTATGGAAACATATGGCACGGGTTATCAATGAGATACGACCACAATTCATCTTCTCTGAAAACTCACCTCTGCTTGTGGGAAGAGGACTTTCCACTGTCCTCTGTGACCTTGCCGCAATGGGGTATGATGCAAGATGGTGTGTTCTGGGAGCAGATGACTGTGGGGGCCATCAGGTTCGCAAGAGGTGCTGGGTACTGGCCTACCCCACTAAAGGAAGAGGGGCCAGGGGGCCAGCACATGAAACTGACCGATGCAATAGCAGTAGCAGAGGGCTACCAACCAAGATATTACAAATTGGATGGAATGGAAGGGCGCCAGGTCTTTACTGGGAGAGTGAACCCAGACTGGGCAGAGTGGCTGATGGGGTTCCCTATTGGGTGGACAAACGCCTTGCAAGAATTGGGAATGCACAAGTTCCAGCAGTGGCAGCACTTGCATTCACAATTCTTAAGAACCAATTTTAGTGCATTGGCGCAGTGAGCCGAGGGAGGGGTCGCCCGTTCTGCCAAGTCCGGGCGGCTCCTCCAAAAACATTTTACCTTTTCCGTGACTAGGGATAGTGCTAGCTAGGAATTGTACTTGACGAAAGCTAATGAGAATGCTAGTACTCTATCAGTTTAGACCGTGGGCAAGCGCGGTAGAGCGTTCCGGCCATTGCCTCCCAGTGGCCGCAGCGATGAAGGGCCTTTCTGGTACTTGCCTGCCAGGGAGGCCCTTCTTATTTTGAGGTAAATATGGCTAAGCTCCCATACTTTCCTTTTTTCCCAGCTGATTGGCTTTCTTCTCCTACCATCCAATGCGCTACCCTTGAGGAACAAGGGGCCTATGTACGTATCTTATGTGCGTGCTGGCTTTCCAATGATTGCACAGTCAAGGATGATTCTAGCACCCTCTCAAAGCTCTCCGGTCTCCCTGAACACTCGTTAACATTTGTTCGTTCAGTGCTGGTGCAACATCCCTCCATTGAGGGGCATTTAACAAACAAAAGGCTACTAGATGAGTTCAAAAAGGCGCAACGATTTATAGCACAAAAGGTACAAGCTGGCAAAAAATCAGGCAAATCTCGCCGAACGAGTGTTCGTAGTAACAGTACGAACGAAACAGGAACGAGTGTTCGTAATCATATTCATAATTCATCTTCATCTTCATCTTCATCTTCAGAAGTCATAAGTCAAAAACATATTCAGATTGAAGAAAAGAATAAGAAAATACTTTCCGCGTCCACTAGCGTGGAGCGGCACCAGGCAAAGACGGTAGAAGTGTGGAGGGACTTCAGGGCAGCCTATCATGACCGTTACCACGTTGACCCAGTGCGGAACATGCAAGTGAACGCGATGCTCTCGAAGTTGGTAGATAGACTTGGGAAGGACGATGCTCCACACGTGGCTGCATTTTACTTGCGCCATAACAACCCGTACTATGTCCAAAAACGGCACCCAGTAAACTTACTCTTGCAAGATGCTGAGGGGCTACGGACGCAATGGGCAACGGGCGTCAAAGCCACAACTGGGGAGGCGAGGAACTTAGAAACGATGGATAACATGCAGGGACAGCATGATCGGGTCATGAAATTACTCAACCAGGGAGGTGTGACATGAAACGGATAGCACACGCATTACAGATTGCGTTTGAGTATTGCGGGCAGCGGATGTCCGATGAAGTCATTGCCGATATGGCAACAGAGCTGAATGTCTTCCCCGCGGAAGATGTGATTGCATCGCTCAAGCGGTGCCGATGCGAATTAAAATCGATTAAGTATACTGACATCCTTGACCGTCTTCCTGGCCAACACCCTGGTGTGGAGCAAGCATGGGGGACGGTGTCGAAAGCCATGAACAACGAGCAAGTGTCGATATGCTGGACGGAAGAGATGCGCACAGCGTACGGCGCGGCGGCTCCGCTTGCTGAGGACAAGATAGCGGCCCGTATGGCGTTCAAGGAAACGTATACCGAGCTCGTGAGTGAGGCACGGGCACGGCGAGCCATGCCAACCTGGTCGGTTTCGTTGGGATGGGACAAGACGTTGCGAGATGAATGTGTGCGAGAGGCGGCACAAAAAAATATGATTAGCCAGGTGTATGCAGCAAAACTCCTCGCGCATGACCCGCCTCCCCGTGAAGCGGTGCAGTTATTAGAATCTGCGAAGGTCTCAGTATGACGAAAGACGAATTCGGGATCGATCTCCTTGATGCGATCATGTGCTGTGGTGGCATCCTGCAACTGCAACAGCTACGCGAGAAGACGAGGCCAAAGAATATTAAACCGAGACAGCTTCACGAGTGGCAGCTCAAGGAGCGAGAGTTATTTGCACGGGTTACGGAGGTGTTCGCGTCGCTATCCGATGAAGATGCGGCGGAACTCTCGCGGCGGTACCCGTTTATGCTCAGTCAATAACCAGGGAGGTGAGATGATGCGCTGTACAAAATGCAATGGGCTGGATGTGAGACGGTGGGATGTGGAATTTCAGCAGGAGGAGGTGGTTTGCATTAACTGCGGGGCGATGCCGTTGCAGAAGGTGATCCCGGAGCCTCCGCCGCATGGGCTCGTCAAGGCGCGGCGAGGGTTGGCGGATGATCCGTTCCGCTCAAAGAAGGGGAAGGCGGCGAGAAGGGAGAAGGTGGCATGAAAAAGCAATTTGTGGTTGCGGTGGAGCCGATGGGCAAGCCGCGCATGACCCAGCGGGACATGTGGAAACAGCGTCCAGCAGTGATGCGGTATCGTGCGTATTGCGATGTCATTAGGGCGGCAGCAGGATTTGCAGACAAAGTGACGGTGCGTGGGCCTGTGAGGTTGATTGTGACGGCCTACTTCACAATGCCTCGATCATGGTCAGAGAGGGAAAGGGCAAAACTCGGCGGGACTGCCCATACCCAAAAGCCGGACGCTGACAACATCCTCAAAGGTGTGGCAGATGCGCTCTTCGAGAATGATGAGATGGTCTACACGCAATACGTTGTAAAATGGTGGGATTATGGTTCAGTACCACGGCTAGAGATCATACTTGACATGTAACATAAGGTTACGGTATAAGGGAGTCATGACAGCCAAACAATTAATAGGAGGGCGTATGAAAAAGTGGAAGTATGTCGTGTGTAGGACGTATTCAGCGGGGGTCTTTGCGGGGGAGTTGGTGGCACGGAAAGGGAAAGAGATTGAGTTACGAAACGCTCGACGGTTATGGTATTGGGCTGGTGCGGCCTCACTATCTCAACTCTCACAGGAGGGGGTGACGGAACCGAATAAATGCAAATTTCCACGAATTGTCCCACGTGTAGTTTTAACAGAATGCATTGAGTTGCTGCCATTGAGTGATGTCGCCAGAAAATCAATCAGCGAGGTGCCAGTATGGGAGTCCAAATGATACCCGCTGGCTCTGGCGCTGGCGCTGGCTATGGCTATGGCTATGGTGCTGGCTATGGTGATGGCGCTGGCTATGGCTCTGGCGCTGGCTCTGGCGCTGGTGCTGGCTCTGGCGCTGGCGCTGGCTATGGCTATGGCTATGGTGCTGGCTATGGCTCTGGCGATGGTGATGGCGCTGGCTATGGTGATGGCGCTGGCTATGGCTCTGGCGCTGGCTCTGGCGCTGGTGCTGGCTCT